TGAAGATAGAGAAACACTTGTAGATGAAATACTCTACGGGGATAAGAATGTTCTTTACGGAACACAAGCTATCTTCTCAGAAGGTCTATCAGTAGATACACTAAGTTGTCTCATACTGGCAACCCCTGTAAATAATGAACCACTGTTGACACAGCTTTGTGGACGAGTGATTCGGAAGAAAGAAGGTAAAATCGACCCTGTTATTATAGATATACACCTGAAAGGAAATACGGCTCGAAAACAAGCCTCCAATCGTGTTGGGTTCTATATGAAGCAGGGTTGGAACATGAAGTACCTTTAAAAAAATAATTCTTGACAACTTGGTAAAAAGGAAGTATAATAGTGCTCTTATTTGATTGGAGAAAGGTTTTTGATACGGCGCAAGGAAATATTGCTACTTGTAACATGATTATGGAAATGCTGGTAAACAGTCAGATCCCTCGTAACAAGTATGACCCTATCTATAAATATTCCTATAAAGACTTTACAGGCAATAGTTTTCTTCTTCATGGGGAAATGCTTCTTTACAATTCTTATAAGTACACACAAAAAGAACTTTGCATATATTACGCACTGGCTTCTCTTAGAAGTACGGCGGATTATTTTGCAACACACAAAACCACACTAGATCCACTGCATTGTCCAGTGCCTCTAGAAGAAATTAACGATAACAGGCTACTCATAGTACTACCGGACGAAATAACGTTCATCTATGAAGAAGTCACACTGGAGACTATACACTAATGGCATTATCATTCAATAAGCAAACGGGCGGAGCCCAAAAATCCTCAATCTCATCTTTTCAGTACAAAGACGGCGACAACAAAATGCGCGTAGTTGGCGACATTCTTGCACGTTATGTCTACTGGATTCAAGGCGAGAACGGTAAAAACATTCCTATGGAGTGTCTATCTTTTGATAGAAATTCTGAGCGATTCAACAATCAAGAAAAAGACTGGGTACGCGAGTACTATCCTGACCTTAAATGTGGCTGGAGCTACGCTTGTCAAGTAATTGATCCAAGCGATGGCACAGTAAAAGTAGCAAACCTCAAGAAAAAGTTGTGGGAGCAAATTATTACTGCTGCTGAAGACTTGGGCGATCCTACTGATCACACAACTGGCTGGGACATTTGTTTCAAGCGAGTAAAGACAGGCCCCCTGCCTTACAATGTAGAGTACCAACTCCAAGCATTGAAGTGCAAGCCTCGCGCTCTTACAGAAGACGAATTAGCATCTATCGCAGACCTCAAGTCTATGGATGATGTTATGAGTCGTCCTACTCCTGACGCACAGAAAGAGTTATTAGACCGTCTCCGTAACCACGGTGCAGAAACTGATGACGAAGCTCTCGATGCTGAGTTCAACGTAGGGTGATATTATTTACGGCAGACTGGCACATAAAGCTGGGACAGAAAAATGTCCCAGTAAAGTGGGCGACAAACCGTTACAGAATGTTCTTTGAGCAAGTATATGCACTAGAAGATCAGTGTAATATGCACATAATTGGTGGTGATCTCTTTGATCGTTTACCAAATATGGAAGAGTTAGAACTTTACTTCTCGTTTATTCGAGGAGTAAAGATTCCAACCATTATCTATGATGGAAACCATGAGGCTACAAAGAAGCACAAGACCTTCTTTACGCAGCTAAAGCAAGTTTCTCGAGATATTAACCCGCTCATCAATGTAGTAGACATTTCATACATTGACAAAGATTTTGGATATGGCATACTGCCCTATGCGGATCTTCATAGAAAGGGTGCAGTAGAACATTTTAATACGAATAAGCCTTTGTTTACTCATGTCCGAGGAGAGATACCACCACACGTTAAACCAGAAGTGGACTTAGATATATTTGAAGACTTCCCAGTTGTGTTTGCAGGAGATTTACACTCCCATAGCAATACACAAAAAAATATTGTATACCCAGGCAGTCCTATGACTACCTCATTTCATAGAAACCTAGTAAAGACATGATACTTACTAATTAATGAACAAGACTGGAGTTGGATGTGGGAAGAGTTTAAACTT